CATGTTTATGGCGGTGAAACAATTTCTGGAAATCCACAGTTTGGTAAAGTATTTGTGGCTCCTGCTACTTTTACCGGTGAAATTTTATCTGATATTGAAAAGAAAGATATTGAAGCATTTTTGTCAAATAAATGCACTTTAGGTATTACACCGGTTGTAATTGATCCAGATTATCTTTATATTTTGGTTGATACAATATGCAGGTATAATACTGAACAAACAGAACTTTCACCAACTGATGTTCAAACTATTGTGAAAAATTATATTACAACATTTAATACCGATGAGTTAAATGACTTTGATACAGAGTTTAGATTCTCTAGATTTGAAGCAGCAATAAATTCTGCACACCCTAGTATTTCAAGTAATGAAACCAAAATCAGTCTAAAGAAGATATTGACTCCAAATTTAAATACACCTATCTTTATGAATCTTCAATTTAGAAATAAAATACAACCAGGCACATTTTATTCATCTGAATTTATTTCAAACGGAAGTAGATATATTTACACAGACTATAATCCAAATTCAAATACATTTAGAGTAATAAAAGAAGCAACAGGTGTTAAAATTGTCAATACAGCACAGGTAATATATCTAAAAAATATTACTACGCCTGGTTTTGAATCATTTACAAGTGCAGGATCAATTGACTATGATAATGGCATAGTGATTTTAAATCAGATAAGTCTGTCACTTGTTTCAACTGATAATAATATAACATTTATATGTAAACCTACACTAAATGATGTATCATCTAGTAAAAATGATGTATTATTGATAGATGAAGCTGCTGGTATATCAATTTCGGTAAAGCCTGTCTAAAATGAGTCAAATAGAAAAATTTATATCTCCATTTATTGCTCAGCAATTTCCTGCTTTTTACAGGGATGAAGGGCCTAATTTTATTGCGTTCGTAAAGGCTTATTATGAATGGATGGAGCAGTCTGGAAATATAATTCATGAATCTAGATCTTTACTTGAATATCTAGACATTGATTCTACATCTGAATCGTTTTTAACATATTTTAAAAATACTCTCATTAAATCATTACCAGAAGATTTAGTGGCAGATAAAAAGTTGTTAATGAAACATATCCTTGATTTATATAGATCAAAGGGTACACAAAGATCATATGAACTTTTATTCAGAATGATCTATGGTGAAGAAATAGAACTATATATCCCTAATCAGTATATTTTTAAGCCATCTGATAATACTTGGAAAATACCTAACTATATTGAAACTACCAGTCATCCAAAACTATATAATATAATTGGAACCAAAATAAAAACAAATTCTGGTGCAACTGCTATTGTTGAAAGTGTAGATAAAAAAATAGTAAATAATAGAACTATTAATATTCTAACACTTACATCTGTTTATGGAAATTTTATAAAAGGTGAACAAATATATCAAGCAAGCGGTACTTATGTAACATCAAAAGATGGACCTATTATAACAGGATCTTTGAATGCCATAGCTGTTACTAGCGGTGGTACTGGATTTTATGTAGGTCAAGTTCTTAATATTGGGGGTTCTGGTGTTGAAGGAACAGCAAGAGTAACGTCGATAAAAAATGATGCTATAGGGTCAGTTGGTTTCTCTATCATAAATGGTGGAACAGGGTTTTCTACCGATGCCGTAGTAACAGTAAAACAAACTCTTAATCTATTCATAATAAATAAAGTGGGTGTATTTGAAAATAATCAGACTATTGTAGATAGTTCAACAAGCGCAAATGCTATAATTTCATTTTCAAATAGTACAAATATTCAGCTTATTGATAGAAGTACAACTTTAAATTTTAATGTTGGTAATGAAGTTACAACACCAACTGGATCAGCCGTCATAGAACGAATACTAGGTGGAACGGGTACCGGTGCTACGTTTAAAGTCGGTGGTATTACTAATAAAGAAATTCTAAATCTTTCTACTGATTTAATAAATACTTATTATAATACGCAGCTTGATCAGACATCGAATTCTTTTTTACTGGCATTAAACACGGTTTCAGGTACATTTTCTACCAACAATACTGTTACTAGTACTGCTAATGTCATTCAACTAGAAGGTAATATTCTTTCATCTAATAATGTAGCCAACGGTGAATTTATGTCAAATAATTCACTTGGTATAAGTGGTCTTTATGTCTACAAGTCGGATATTAATCATTTATGGGTTACAGCATCTACCGATGCAACATTAGAAAATGCTAATTTAATATCCGGTATTATATTAGTTTCGAATGCATCTTCAAGTGAAATCCAATTAGTCACAAAACCAGAGAAACA